CTATGTCTTGTTAACTTGACTACCGTTGGCTTCATAACTTCCATCTTTAGATTTTTGACCACCTGGCCACATGGCTTCGGCTTTTGAACCGGCTGATATATCCGCGCTTGGCATCCATCGGCCATAAACTCTAGCGATCATTGTCCAGTCGCTGTGACCCATTTGTGTCGCAACCCACATCGGATGCTCGCCCGCTGACAGCATCATAGACGCATATGTGTGCCTGGTCTGGTAAGGCCGGCGGTACCTCACTCCGGATTTCTTCATAGCTGGCATCCACATGGTTTTGCGGATCGGTCCGTCCCCGGCCCAGCGCTCCAAAGTGCGGGGGTTCTGGAACACTTCCACATCTGCCAGGAAGGTGTGAGCTTTCTGTGCCTTCAACGCTTCCATGGCTGGCTTTAGCAGCTTCACCGTTCGCCGCCCGGACGCCGTCTTGGTGGTTTCCGCCTCGCCTTTGCCCGCTTGAGTCATTGCCCGACTGACCATAACCTCTTCCCGCAGCCAATCGATATCGCCCCACTCTAGGGCCACCAACTCGCTGGTGCGAAGGCCTGTCCACAGAGCGAACTGGATCAGGTTACGGGCCTGGCCTGCGAGAGCGCCCAGGATTGCTTTCTGCTCTTCGGGGCTGAAGGGGTCGACGTCGTCTTCCCTTGGTGGCGCCTCCTTTCGGGAGTAGGTCCAGCCGGCCAGCGGGTTGGCAGTGATCAGTTCTTCCTCAGCGGCATCGCTCAACGCGGAGCGTAGGCAGCTCTGAATGTTGCTCAGCGTCTTGTTGTTGATTTCCAGCTTGGCCAGCCAATCCTTCACGTCTTTGCGCTTCAGTTCGACCATCATCATCTCGCCCAAGGCGGGCTTCAGTCGCAGACGCACGATCTTTTCGTAGCCATTGTACGAGCTGCTTGAGAGGTGTCGCTTTTTTCCGTCGAGCCATCGGGTCAGATACCCTGATACGGTTTCGTTGCTTGCCTCCGGAGCGAACTTCGCAGCCCTGGCCGACCCGGGAAACGTTACCGAGTAATCGAAGGTGCCGATGGAGATCGCATGCTCGATCGCCGCCTTGTGCTGCTCGGCTTTCTTCAGGTTAGTGGCGGTGGGCTTGAGCGTGATGCGCTCGCGGCACCGGACGCCCCGATACATGAACGTGATTTCGATGCTCGTATCGGAGATCGCCCGAACTCCCCGCCCGTCTCTACCCATGATTCATATCCTTGTGCGTCGATCAGTGTCCGGCCGTCCGGAGCCCTGTACCAAATTTCACCCAATCGCCAAATTCCATCCCGGATCTTCGAGCGGATTGCGTCCTCGCTGTAGCCAGACTCGCTGGCGAATTTCCTGATGGTCATGTAGCGCATTGCTCGTCACCCCTGACTCGTCAGGTTTTTGGCAATCGCAAAAACTGACGTGTCAGCTTGAGCGGAGCGCGCCACGTTTTCCGCTGCTTGCATTTCGTGGCGCGGAGCCACCTTCTCAAGGAGCGAAAGCACCATGGTCGGGGTCGTCAACTGCTCGAACTGTTCCAGCGCCTGCTCGGCGTCGTGGATGTGGTCGAACTGGTTGGCGACTAAGCGCTGACATAGCAGCTTCAGCGCTTCGTTACTGGACATCGTTCAGGCCCCCGCTTTCGGCGACGGCGCGCAACTTGAGCTGGATGCCGCAGGAGTTGGCCAAGCGTGTCAGCTCGCCAACGGTGGTGGTGCCCTCTTGCAGCGCCTGACCGAATCGAACGAGGCGGGCGCCAAGGCTTGCGAACTCAGACGCTTTGCTGGTGCTGGTCTGCTGGCTCATAACTGAAATACCTCCACCTGGCTGCGAGGGGTAGGGGTGCTCGCTGGCACTGGCCCGGTCTGAAACTGCTCTCCGGCCGGGGTATACCCGCTCCCACGGGAATCTTCGGCTTGGCTCCGCTGACACTTAGGCTGGTCGCAACCGGCCAGGCTGGCCAGCAGCAGGATGACGAATAGATTTTTCATGAGTGATTTCCTCAGTCCCAATTCAGCTTTCGAGTGAGTGGCGGCGTGCAGGCGAGGGTGGCCAGATCGATCAGCGTGAAGTAACCGGTGGCCCAGCCCGCAGTGTCGATATGGAAGACGTTCCCCAGCACGGCTGGCCGTCTCAGGGCTGTGTGGCCGACCACCACGGCGCGGACGTCGCCGACGCCGCAACTGATCTCGTTGGCGATCCGGTGCCGCGACCACTGGCAAGCAGTCTCAACGCCTCGACCGCGCACGCCCGGCAAGAGTCCGTTCGCCCAGTCCCTCAGCGTTATCCAGGATGGGAACGGGCAGTCGGCGTGAACGATCCCCACCAGTCCTTCGGCGGTATCCACTTCGATGATCAGCGGCAGGTCGGCCAGCAGGTCAACGTAATGCGTCCATTCAGCAGTGGAGCGGCCATATACCCACGCGCCGCCGTTCTCCAAGTGAGCATCGCGGATGGCTCCACCCGGATCGAGTCGGTAGGCGTCGACGAGCAACTGCTCATGGTTGCCGCGCACTGCGTGGAACCATGGCTTGGCCAGCCAGGTGTCGACCTGGTCCGATTCGGGCCCTCGGTCGATCAGATCGCCCACAGAGAACAGCCGGTCCGCTGCGGGAGCGAAACCGACCGCATCCAGCGTGACCTGCAGCCGGGTGAAGTGACCGTGAATATCGCCCACGGCAAAGTCCCGTCCGACGGTGTTGATGTCGAAGCGCTTGATCAAGGTCATGCTTGACCTCCAATCGCTACCAGTGCTGCCAGCAGGTCATCGGTGCGGCCGTAGAACTTGCCAGTGTCCTCATTAACGAACCGCTCGAGCACCTCAGCCAACGCTGAATTCTCCTGTTTGAAACCGGAAAATTCAGAAACTGCTACGTTCGTAGCAATATCGCTGGAAGGCTCATGCACGAAGGCCTCCGGTTTGATCTGGAGCACCTTCACCGGGCGGAAGCCATTGCAACCACTGATCCAGTTCGTATCAGGGATAGCCCAGGGATACATGCTCATCAGCCAGGCTGTCGCAGCGTTGTCCTTTTGAGTACTGGACCAATATCTGGTTTGCTCGAACGCCTGCGGCGCGTCTGCCGCCATGCGATGGTTCCAGTCTTCCAGCTGAAGCAGGTTTGCCCGCAACACCTGCAGCTCTTCAATGCTTGGGATGTGCCAGCCCCAGGAGCCGCGAATATTCATGCCCAGCACTTTGGTGGCGATTGCGCTTCCTTCGGCGCTCATCGCCAGGGTGTTTGCCATTCCGTCGAAGCGCGACGTGGCACCGCGAATCCTTGGGCGCGGGCCGGATTGCTGCCACCAATGGGCCAAGCACTCGAACTCGCGGCCAGAGTCGATCAGGGCAAACTCGGCACCGTCGAAGAAGATTCGACCAGCGAAGAAACCACCGGCGAACGGCTGGCCAATGGCGGGCAGGGCGGCTGGAGATATCGCGCGCCGCTTCATGCTGGTTCACCGTGCAGTTCCAGCAGTGTGGCCAGGCGGATAGCGTCATCGATCTGCTTGTCCAGCTCGGCGCCGGTGAAGTAGGTATCGCCAGCTATCACCAGCAGATCGGTGCTCGCGTCTTCGATGCACTCCCGATCTCGCAGATGGCGATAACGGCGAGCATCGGCCACGAGCTGGATGTGATCGTCGATGTTGGCGACTGGCGCAGCATTCGATTCATTGGCAGCGACCAAAGCATCAAGCAGCAGCTCCTGCCGCCGCTGGCCAGCAACGAACTGGCGCGCTGCACGGATGAAGATCGAGTTCATGCTGGTTGATTGCGCCGTTGCAACTGCGTCCACTTCTTCACGCCGGCCGTCGGGAAGGCGCACGACGAACTTGTCGGCAGTACGGCTATTGAAAACAAGGTCACTCATAGCTTTCTCCAGGCAAGCCGATAGCCGGCCGCGTTGTTGGCGTTCGCAAAATCTGTTTTGGTTAAGAGGTCAACGAGCGTTGATCACTGGACTGCGCTACCACCGAAAGCGCACGCCGCTGATCACGCGGTTACGCGATTAAGATGCCTTGATTTGAATCTTCACCGTGATGATTTTCAGGGGAGGGGCTGGCGGCGCTGGCGAAGCTGATCAGGCCCAGGGCGAAAGCACGAGCCACCAGCTGTGCGCGCTTAACGACACCGAGCTTTGTCGTCAGCGCAAGCAGCCGCTTGTCGATCGTGTCCGGAGCAATGCCCAGATCTCGGGCCGCTTGTTTGCTTGTCAAGCCTGCCGCCACTGCAAGAAGGCATTGCAGCTCGCGCGGAGCGGCGCCACGGCCAAGAAAGCCAGTGAATCCTGCGAAGGTGATTGTTGAAGAGGTCATGCCGCGAAGCTCCACGCCGTGTAAGATGCGTGAACATTACCTTTGGTATTATTTTATGTAAATACCTTTGGCACTATTATTTTTTGCAGGCGAAAAAAGCCACCTCATGGGCGGCTTTATCAACATGGCATTAAGAGGGGCTTCCGCCTCGCCAAATCACTTTGCCGAGGATCGGCAGGGAACCAACGTCTGATTCCGATACGAGCTCATCTGGAAAAAGGTTTTTGTCAGGATTTTCGCTTCTAATCACCCAGGAGCCCGAGAGCTGTTGGATCATTCGTTTCACCGTGATCCCTCCATCTCTCCTCTTGATCACATATATCTGCCTATCTTCAGGAAGCTTTTGGGCTGTATCGAACAGGATCACGTCCATCGTGCAAATGTGAGGCGCCATGTCGTTTCCGTCAGCGTAGACAACGAATAACCTGTCTGGGTATACCCCCATTCGGCGCAGCCATCCTCGTCTAAACACTAGGCCCTCGGTTAATCCAACGTGCTCGTCGTTGACACCTTTCACGAAGCGTTCATCGAACTTGTACTGTGGTATGAGGACGTATTCCTCATGCGGTACGACGCCTTTGGCTGCATGGGCTGAAATTCTGTTGGAGATGAACGCTCTGTTGGCCTCAACCGAACCGGCGGTCAGCAGTTCAATTTCCTGCGCGAGCCGCGGGCTGAACTCTGAGATAGGTACCTCGAGGATCCTGGCGAACCCAGCCGCAACCGTCGCATTTAACGGGTTTATGGCATTGAGGTAGTGGCTCACCGAACTCTGGTTGATGCCCAGGTGCTCAGCAAGCTTTTCTTGGGTTAGGCCGAGTTCGCGCTTTTTCATGTTGAAGATTAACTTCAAACGAGAACACTCGGCTCTTCTGTCGTCTGGTAGGTGGCGTTTGCTCATTTGAGAAGAATATTCCCTTTGGTAATATCTTGACAAATGCCAAAAGTATTTACTTTGAATAATGCCATAGGTACTATCCTTGGGAAGAAGACCTTGGAGAAATGCCGTGAGCACCCTTCATTTGAAAGATTTTGCCAAAGATCGCGGCCAGCCAGAAGCTGCTTTGTTGTTAGGGCTGACCCAGGGCGCGCTCAGTAAGGCGATACGCGTAGGACGCAACATCATCGTGACCCGTGAAAATGACGGGACGTTCACTGCCGAAGAGCGTCGGCCTTTTCCGGCTCGCTCAGAACCGAAGGACAAGTTGGTGGAAGCCCCCACCTTGAACGCAAATCTACGCCCAACCCCATCATCTGGTCAGTCCGTTGATCCTGCTGTGATTCCATCCAGTACAAAACTCGACCCTTCTGAGGCCCTCATTTTATGAGTAGGCTTTCGCACACCACAACTTCCCCAGAATTGGAAGTCCCTGAAGCGGCCCTGGTCAGCGACTTCCAATCATCGGCGTTTGTCGATTTGATTGAGTGCATGAAATGAGCAAGCGCCCATCCCAGTTTCTGCTGTCTGGCTGACTTTCTTCCAGGCAACAAAAAACCCGCTTGCAGGCGGGTTTCTTAACCAGACCCTTGCAGGGGTCTTCGTACTACTTCGTCTTTTTGAAGGACTGCACTAATGCACCCAAAAAATAGCACTCCACTATCACCAGTGCAATACCCCATTACCGCAACTACCGGTTTTTGCGACACCCCAATCGATAACAAGGGGACGCAGATGCTTCAGGTTGTGGCAGGCATCGACTCGCAGGACGCCCTCCAAACCGCCAAGGTTCTGGCATCGGGCCTGGGCCAGATTTGCAATCACCTTCACGACAGTTTGAACATCGGTGAACTCGCTTATTGCGATGGCGTGAAAACACTCGCCTTCATCGCTGAGACGGTCAGCGCGCTTGTCTGGTCGGTGCAGCGGGGGACTGAGCTCTCTACAGAAGTGGAGGCGAACCAATGAACTCTCCACGTTGGAACCAACTGTTAATTGACGTTGAGCGCGAGTTTCCAGCCTGCTCCAAGCCAGGCGCAACGCTCACGGCCGACCAGGTCGAGCAACTGAAGGCCGCAGAGAATGCTGCAGACAACTTTCAGATGAGCACTCTGCACGGCGTTGCGGCTATCGGCGAGTTGATCGTGCATGCGGCCACTCACAAAGAGTTGCACGAAGAGCTGGCTACGAGCGCCGGCTGGCTAATTCAGTCGCTGGCCTTGTTATCAATGGCGATGGCCGAGTCGGGCGCTGCCGCCAGCTACAAGCTGGCAAACATCCCGCACCAAGGGGGTGGCAAGTGAACAAATCGCTCCCAACGATGCAGCAGCTGGCAGTCGAGGCCGAGTTCCAGCTCCTGGCCGCAGTTGATCAACTCAACTGGCTGACCGCGCTGGCAAGCGCAATTCAGCTGGATCATACCCATGGTCGTGGCAGATACGCAGAGCATCTGGCTCAGCTTGCGGCGTTTTTGAGCGACACCGGTTTCAGTGGCGCGTACAGCGCACTCGCCGAGTTCAAGCAACTAAGCGAGTCCGCGCCACAAAACGCCGAACAGCCAAATCGTGGCGCGATAGGCGAGGGTAATACCCTTGCTCAACGGGTGGTCTGGGCCAGAGAGTCAGCGGAGCTCAGCCAGCAAGATTTGGCGACGTTGATCGATGTGAAGCAAGCGACTATTAGCTACCTGGAGTCAGGTAGAACCAAGCGATCAGGCTTCCTTCCCGACATAGCTCGTGCTTGTCAAGTCGATATTGGCTGGCTGGCGTTTGGTTCGGAGGATGCTCAATGAACCTGACCCCTTTCAGCTTCAACGGCGCCGATGTCCGCGTGATTACCGACGGCCAAGGCGAGCCGTGGTTCGTGGCTATGGATGTGGCTTCGACGCTAGGGTATGCAAATACCTCCGACGCAGTGGCTCGTCACTGCAAGGCCGTCCAGATCCTAAAGTCGCAGGGCGCGACTTTTGAAGTCCCAAATCGTGGCCTACAGATCATCCCCGAGCGCGACCTTTACCGTCTAATCATGGGTTCCCAGCTTGAAACGGCTCAGGAGTTCGAAGAGTGGGTGGTGGGCGAGGTTTTGCCATCTATCCGAAAGACTGGCACCTATCAGCTGAAGCCGCCTGCCGAGTTGTCCCGCCTCGAACTGCTGGAAATCGCTCTCGCTGCAGAGCGAGAAAAGATCGTCGTGACGGCAGAGCGTGACGACGCGATCAGGACCAAGGCCGAAATCGGAACCCGGCGGGAAGCCACTGCGATGGCCACCGCATCTGCAGCAGTTCGGCAGGTGCAGAAGCTCAAGGACGAACTCGGCCTCGGAACCCGCCAGGCTGCCGTGCTTGCCGTAGAGAAAGCCACCGGCCGCAAGTTTGGCGTGTCCGGCTATGTCCCTCTGCGGCGCTGGTGCAAGGCGCGCGGCATTACTGCGCCTCAGGTATTCCACCCAACTTTCGGCTCTGTTCGTTGCTGGCCCGCTGGAGCCTGGATGGACGTTTATCGAATTGACCTGGGCGTCCTGTTCGGCGCCGATGGAGATCACGCATGAGCAATGTTTTAAGTTTCCCGCCGGCCGCACCAGTGAAGTGTATCGACGAAGCCTACTTCGAGAAGTTCGCTGATGCGGCGTTGCTACTCAAATGCTTCGAAGTCCTGAAGGACGCGCTGGAAGTGATCTGTGACCCTGAATCGACTATCGAGCTCGAGGACGACACGCACCTCAGCCTGATCGAGGCCTTCTGGGCGCTGAAGGTGCTGTTCAAGCGCAGGACCGGTCATGACGCCAAACAGGTGGCCCAAGAGCACTGGGAGGCGATGGGGCGGCACCTGTTGGACGGTGTGCCGCTCCCTGATATGGGTATCCCTGTCTCAGGCCCTCTTACGTCAGCGCTCCCTCCGGAGTACTTCAACTCACATAGCGACCTTGCACTCGCATGCGCTGCGTTCAACCACAGCGACCAGCTTCGTCTCGGGACCAACGCGACGCTGGCCGCGAACAATGCCCAGATTGCCGCAACCATGGCGGTCGAGGCTATCAACGCCACTACCGCGTTGCGGCAACTGGTGCTGCGCCTTTCTGGCGGGTCTCTGGAGGCGATGCGCGACCATCTTGCCCGCAAGCCAGGGGAGACCCTGCAATGAGCATGGATCTGATGGTCAAGGCCATGAAAACGAAAGTCGGTAATCCGCTGCGCAAACTGGTACTGGTCAAGCTGGCGGATAACGCCAGCGATCAGGGCGAGTGCTGGCCTTCCTACCAGCATATTGCCGATCAATGCGAGATAAGTCGTTCGACGGTGAAGGTTCATATCCGGGAGCTGGAAAAGGCCGGTTTGCTCCGGCGTGAGTTCCGGCGCAATGGAGAATTGAATCAGTCGAACCTCTTCCATCTTAGCCTTGATGGTGGGGCGTTAGCTGCCCGGGGTGGGGCGGTAGAAAACCCACCTGGGGCGTCAGAAACCCTAGGGGGTGGGGCGGTAGCTGCCCCCAGAACCAGTCACTCTTTTGAACCAGTCAATGAACCTAAACCTTTGTGCAAACCTGACCCAATGGAAGGCTTCGATACGTTCTGGAAGCTGTACCCGAAGAAGCGGTCGCTCAAGGAAGCCAAAAGAGCCTGGGCGAAGCTGAAGCCGAATCCAGAGCTACGGCAGATCCTGATTACCGCTCTTGGCCAGCAGCGCCTGCAACACGACTGGATCAAGAACGGCGGTCAGTTCGTGCCGCTGGCTTCGTCCTGGCTCAACGGTGAGAAGTGGACAGACGAGGTTGGGGCCATGGCCGGCTCGGCTGGCAACCCATCACCCCACACCCAGCTTGATCAAATCGATTACGAGGCCGGTCTTGTGCAGGACGCCGACGGCAACTGGAAAGTCGCTCCCACGGCAGGTGCTGCGCAATGACGACACGACCACGCTACACAATCGAAACCCGCGCCGGTGAGTGTGAGCACCACGGGCAATTCCCCAATTCGCTGATTGAGCAGTTCGGCGCCGACCCGGTTTGGCACGGATGCCCGCGCTGTAACTTTGATGCCCGGCACTCTGCCGACGACGCCATCCGCGTTTCTGCGGTGAAGGATCACCAGCGGCGCCTGCTGAATGAGCGTCTGCTCGACGCTGGCATCCCGCTGCGCTTCCAAGGCAGCACGCTGGATAACTGGGTAGCTGGTGAAGAACAGGCCAAGCTGAAGGCGTGGCACACCGCTACGGGCTACGTGGAGTCCTTCAGCGAGAACTTTCCGCTCGGGCGGTCCGTAATGCTCCTGGGCCAAGTCGGAACCGGCAAGACGCATCTGGCCTGCGGCATGCTGCAGCAGCTTATCCGCAACTTCTGCGCGCAGGGGTTGATAGGTCGTTACGTCACGGCCGGCGGAGTCATCCGCTCTGTCAAAGAGACGTTCGGCGCGCGTGACAAATCCGAGTCTGACGTTTACGCAGATTTGATCGCACCGCATTTGCTGGTCATCGACGAGGTGGGCGTCCAGCACGGCACCGACTTCGAGCGCACTGTGCTGTTTGAGGTGATCAACGGGCGGTATGAGCAGATGAAGCCCACGATCGTACTGAGCAACCTCGGTATGGCTGAGCTGCGTCAGTGCCTGGGCGATCGCGTCGTTGACCGCCTGCGCGACAAGGGCGGTCTGGTAGTCCTGTTCCGCTGGGAATCGGCGCGGGGTGCTGCATGAGCCGCGATCTATTCAACATCGATGCCGAACATGGCCTGCTGGGCGCGATCTTCGTAGATCCGACTCTGCTCGACGAAATCAGCACCAAGGTCGCCATTGCCGACTTTCACCAACTGGAAAACGCGGCGCTATTCCGGGCGATTCTCGACTGCCACGAAGCCGGCGATCCCATCGACGTCGTGACGGTCAGCATCCATCACCCGATGCTACCCAGCGGCGACAGCACCATGGCCTTCGCTGCCGAGGTCATGCGAAACGCTCAAGGCACGTCGAGCTGGCGCACCTACGCCCGCGTCATCCGCGAGCGGGCAGTACTGCGCAAAGTGGTCGAGTCTGCCGAGGCGATTACTCAATCGGCCAGCGACGACCTGCCGGTGGCCGAGATCATCGCCAGGGCACAGATGGCAATGGCCGACCTTCGCGACCTCGACGACGGGGAGCCGGACTACCACCGCGCCAGCGCTATCTTGCCGGGTGTCGTGGACACGATAGACGCCAAGTTCAACAAGACTGCAGCCAAGGGGTTGGGCACCGGCTTGCCTGATCTGGACGCGCTGATTCGAGGGCTGCGTCCCGGCAATATGGTGGTGGTCGCGGGGCTTCCAGCATCCGGCAAAACGATACTCGGGGTGCAGATCGCCCAACACGTTACGACGCGCCTGGAGGGTGCCGGGCTGGTGTTCAGCCTGGAAATGACCAAAGAGGAACTGATCACTCGGGGTATTGCCTCGCTCGGGACGGTAGATCTCACCCGACTGGACGAAGGCGAAAGTCTTAAGGACGAGGACTGGCCCCGCATCACGAGCGCTGTCAGCCAACTGCATAAGGCCCGGCTGTACGTATCCGATCAGGCGGGCATGACGGTCGCCCGTATCCGCTCGATCGCCCGTCAGTGCCAGCGCCGGGAAGGGCTGGACGTGATCGTCGTCGATTACATCACTTTGATCCGCGGTGCCGGTGGCCAGAACCGAACGCTGGAGGTCGGCATGATCTCCACCGCCCTGAAGAACCTGGCCAAGGAGCTGAAGGTGCCGGTGATCGTGCTGGCGCAACTCAACCGTGGTTCGACGAATCGCCCGGACAAGCGACCCCGCCCCAGCGATATCCGAGACTCTGGCCAGATCGAGCAGGATGCCGACGTGGTGATCCTGGTGCACCGCGACCTTGACGATGAGCAGGGCCAAAACGGGGTGACGCAGCTGATCGTTGGCAAGTGCCGCCACGGCAAGCCGGGTGATTGTTTGGTTCAGGCCCAGGGGCAGTTTGTCCGATTCGTTCCGTTCGGGGGCAGGCCGCCGAGCGACGAAGAGGTCGAGATGGGCAGGCCGCTGAAGTTCGCCGGGCGCTCGAAAGGGAGCCCTGACCATGAATCCTTTTGATCCAGCTCAGCATCTGACAGGCGCCCAATGCGGCGAATCATATAACCCGGCGCAAGCCACGATTGGCAAGGGCTGCGGGCCAGTCCTCGAATTTGTTATTGGGGAGGTTTTGAAATGAGCAAGGTATCTGCGGTATCGCCGCGCAAAATGCTGGCCGACTTCAGTCCGGCTATCTACCGAAACGTCATGTCAGCCATCGTAAAGGTGCTGGCCGCGGACAGTATCGATAACTCTACAAAGCAGAGCTGGCAAAAGCTTATCGATGCTGGTGGGCGCACCGGAGGATTCCGCGCCTTGCTGTCTGCCAGAGATCAGTTCGACTATGACTGCTGCTTGTATGCGCTGCTACACAGGGAGCTGAGCGCTGCGCACTGGGATGTTCTTGTGGGACGGTACTCAACACATAAAGCAAATCGGGTAGGCGCCATCTCTCGAACCATCCCGCGCATTATTTCGCCCGCGCCGGCGCTGTTCATCTACAAAGCGACCACCGTGTGGTTCATTCCCAAGATGAAAGGACTGCAAGGCAAGCGTTCCACTGATGTGGCGATCCTCCCTGCGGAGTTTTACGACATGAACACCTGGGATACGGAGGCGCGACCAGATTCAACGCGTGGTCGTTGGCGGCTTGGCATCCACAAGTGCTTGGCAGCAATGGAGGAGGCGGCAGTGGTTCACGTCACAGAAATTCTTGACCGTGAGCAGCTGCTTGGCGAAGCGGCTTGACAGTGGTGGGCAAATGGGCGAAATTGTCATCCATCATCTGATCCCTGCGCGTTAAGGGGATCGAAAAAAAGCCCGGCCATTGTGTCGGGCTTTTTTATGCATGGCGCTTTAAAAATGAGCGCATCCAATGGGATAATGGCTATCCGCCATCAATCCAAGGATGTTTATGAGCTCAATAGTCTTTACCTTTGCAGTTTTCGCTGCTTGCTTCTCCCAGCTGCTAACGCTTGCTGTTGCAGGACTCGTGACCTACTGCTTTTTGTGGTGTCGCAAGCAATCTTTCTACAAGCAAACGGCCTGGACCATTGCCCTTATTGTTGTTCTCTGTTTGTGGGCATTTTTTCCCCATGGCCTTCATGTTCTCTTCCCGCCTCAGGTCGAAGATTACTACTCAGACGGGAGAGCCCCAATCAGCCTTAACTACAGCGTAATGTTCCTTGCTGATGTGATCCTTACGGTGCTCGGTGGACTGATTGCCAAGTGGATATGGGGCGTGAACAACTAAGTCCAAAGCTCGGAACCTACTCAGAAATCGATTCGTAGTGTGCCAGCCCGGCCACCTGCGGTCTTTTCCGGTAAGTGGCGTTCGAGACGCACGGTGTTCAGTTATTCAGCGCGACATCCAGATAAGTAGACCCCAGCCAGACGCTGGGGTTTTTAATAGGCGATATTTGCGTTTTGATGGCTATGAGCTATCCCTTGCTTTGGGCCCTTTGCCCGGGGGAGAGATAGTATGAAACGGATGGCTCTGGTTTTCGCATGTTCCGCAGTTACGGCATGTAGCTCATCGACTTATTCAGGTTTTTCAGCAGAGCAAGAAGATCCCAAAAAAATTAGTGTCGAGAGGCAGAACGAGCTCATAGCCGAATCACTACAAAGCTGTTACGACTTCTTTGGCGTCAAGTCTGTCGAAGCCGAGAAAAAAGCCAAATCGGCTTGGAGATGGACTTTGGCAGGGTTGGTATCTGGTGCAGTTGTTGCGCCCGCTCTGACTGCTGCCAACGCTGCTGCGAATGCGACTTGGATTTCGGCATTCAGTGGTTTTAGTGGTGTTTCCGCGATAGCTGTCAACAATGCGAACGGTCTTGGCATTGGGCCTGCATCGTCGGTGGATGGGCTGGTGGTAATAGGCAACGCGGTTCGCGCTGACATGGTAACCGCTGCAAATAGATCGCTGGAATACCCAGTTCGCGCTGAGGCCGCAGCTCGAGCATCGGTGAGTTGCACTAATCCGGCAACCGTGGGTGGATACATCAAGGCCCAGGTGAATGCCGAGCAGCAGAAGCTGGCCGAAGCACATGAGCAGCAGGTAGACGCACAGATCAAAGCTTTGAGCGAGACAGTCAAAGATCTGCAAAAAAAACAAGCTGAGAGCGACAAACCTAAATAGCCGGTTAACTTGTTTTGCGGAGAACCCCGCCAAGCGCGGGGTTTTTTGTTTCTGCGGGTAGCGCAGGTCGCTATTCAGCCTTCCAAGCTGATGATTCGGATTCAACTCCCGGTATCCGCTCCAACACCGCCGCCATGGTTCAGCAATAGAGCGCGGCAACTAGACAGAAGGCCCGGCCATTGCGCGGTTTTTTTGTGGGCCATGACCTGTCGCTTGTTGCAAAAGCCTTGCTAGGGAAGGTGTAATGCTCTTTTGACATTACGTCAGCACACTCCCCAAGGAATCGGACATGAAGCGCGCCCTATCTTTTTCTCTTCTACTCATCGCCTGCGGTTCAGCTAGCGCTGGCACGACGGCTTGGGACACGGGGTGGGGGCAAGGTAAAACCGAGTTCTCGGCCGGGGATGAAAAATCCAGTTATCTCTACTTCGCATGTGACGAGAACGATGACACGCCGGTTTCAGCTTCGGCGACAATTGCAGGTAAGCCGTTTTATTCCCATGATGATAAAGGTGGCTTTGACGTTGTCGTTGATGGTGTTGAATTTAGTAACCCGTTCTATGTCGAGTGCAATGCATGCGCTAGCAATTTCCCGGCGTTCTGGTCAGCGTTGCGCAAGGCAAAGACCATCCAGTTGAAGGCTGGTCCTTTATCTAGCTCAGTTCCTGTAAAAGGACTTAGCAAGCTCCTACCGGCATACAAGGCGAAAGGTAACCCTTGCGGTACCGGTACCTGGTAGTACCAGGACCCTGAAGAAAGCCCGGTCATTGCGCTGGGCTTTTTTGTTTCTGGAAGGTGGCGCCCAGTGATGGGTAGATCAGTAAGCACGGACGTGTCACTTCGATTGCAAGGGATAGGGCAAGGTCGTGCTGACGGCGTCGTATGTAACTCCTGAAAATGCTTCGACCAGATTCGGATATGTACTAAAGTGAGGCGGATAGCCATCATGGCTTAGGGGGGCAAGCGTGCCTTCCCATTCATGGAGAGTCCCATGCTTGAACGCGTCTCGAAGTCCGTGCGGCATTTTGCTGCAGCGTCGTATTTAGTCGGCCTCGGCGGATGCGCATCTGATGGTGGTATAGGTGATTTAGCGACGCTGGGCGCTATCGGCGGATCGATGATACCAGGTGTTGACTCTGGAACCGTGGCTGCCTTGGGAGCAGTAGCTGTAGGCTCTATGGTGGTTGCGCCAATGCTCTCAAGCGATACGGCTCCGTCAGTGCCGTCTTCGGCCCCTATGGCGAATACACCGGCATCGGCATTGGTCGCAATGCCTATTTCGGCTGACTCAAAAAACGCTGTCGGCATTGGTGCAGAAGTGGAAACGCTCACACCTTCAATGGCCAAGGCGCTGGGAGTTAACCCCGTCAAGGGCGCTATGGTAATCAGTGTTTTGGAACCTGGTACTAAAGCTAGTTCTGGGCTGAAGCCGCTTGATGTTATTACCGAAGTAGCTGGTCAGCCGGTTGCGAGTGTTGCTGATCTGCAGGCTGCCACTCGTAACATGCGGGGCGGTTACATGGCACCGATAAGCGTTTGGCGTGATCATGCTGACAAAGAGCTGAGCGTGAAAATTGTGAGCGCTCCGGCGCAGCCAAAGGCACAGGCAACTCCTGTCGTTCTACCTGTAAGTCCTGGCTGGGGATCAACTTCTTTAGAGTCGGGCTTACCGCAGACGTCGTTCGCCGAATGGATTGCTCAAGAAACACCGCAAAAATACGAAGGTCGGTCTTGTGACTACTTGCGTCAAGCATATGCTCGTAGTGAGCAGATGGAGGCTGTAGAGCAGCGAGAGACTAAGGCTTGGGGAGCTAGTAGGAAGGCTGCCATCAGCGAGACTTTAGCAAATAGAGACTGCCCCCCAATGGTTACAAACGGGCGGGGTCGGTTAGCCGCTTACCTTACCCCTATGGATCCTATTAAGGCTGCACGACTAGGTATGCCGCTGAAAGGAGCGTCCGTCGGGGTAGTTATACCAGGCGGTAACGCCGAACGAGCAGGGCTCCAACGTGCCGACGTGATCGTCAGTGTCGATGCGACACCTATTGGCGATGAGATCGAATTTTTGGTCGCTATCGGTAAGCTTCCCACGGGCTCGACTATGGCGCTTAAGGTATGGCGCAAGAGTGCTTTCATAAATGTGCCCGTCGTAGTAGGGGCACCGCTCTAGGTCAGGTGCTGAGTAATTTTTATCGCCCTACCCAGCAAGCTTTAAAGCAGAGCAGGAGCAGTATTTACCTATCTATAGTATTCAAGGTCCAGCTCTCGCGCTGGGCTTTTCCGTTTGACCTGCAGGCAGAGCGGACCTTCGGGTGGATCTGCACACGCTACAGCCGGTCGTCACGTGATGCGAATGAACACCGGCAGGCATGAAGCCCTCACACCTCGCTTTGCTCCGGGGCGGTCATGCTGGGCAGCGTGGGAAGACACGCACAACTATTTCAGGCCTCAGCATTCGCTGGGGTCTTTTCGTTTATAGCTCCCCGAAAGGGAGGACACCGGATGCCTACCATGCCTGAAAAGCCAGATACGTGGGCCGCGCTCTGGGTCGCTCTTTCGAATCCACTT